CTAAGCGGGGGGGGTGGGGGGGGGTCTCAACAAAGCCACCCGGGGGGAAAAAACGGCGCCGCTCCCTAGTCCGATGGGTACTTCACAAAACTTTTAATCCTACCCTCCAGACGTTTTCCCCCAGAGATTACCAGAATTGACCCTCAAGTCTCTCGTATCCCCGGCTTTAGACAACCTTTGGGCGGAAGTTGTGCGGGTGGCTGTTGTGTTTCGGATCTGGTTAATTGGAGCCGACCTGGTCGTTAATGTCGAATATCTGCCGTATCGGTGAAATATCGGCGATCCTCTTTGGTTGGTACAGCTTGAGCGTGAATACGTTCGTTATGGGTGGTTAAAAACTAGCGTGTAGCGTGATTAATAGGATTTCCTCTATTGACCTTTGTTCGATAAATCGGAAATATCGGGTAAATCAAACAGAGGGAAGAAGCAGATGTTTGGCGATGATGATAGAGGATTCTGGGCTGACGGTGAGGATGTGGCTGCCGAGGTGACGGTTGCTGGTGGCGAGGGTGAAAAAGAATTCGCTGAGGATTTCGCGGCTGCGGAGGATGCGGCGGCTGCGCCGCCGGCGGAGGGCTCTGGTCCTGAACCTGAGGGTGAGGTGTTTTACACGAAGGGTTTTGATCCGAACGTGGTGACCATCAACCGGCACCCTTCGTGGACGGATGTGAACTACCACACGAGCGACGGCATCTTCATGTCGACGACGTTCTACGGTGCCGAAAAAGAGCACTGGTCGGCCGCTGATGCCTACGCCAAGTTCATCGCCGAGAGCTTCCAGGAGAAGCAGGAGAAGGATACCAAGTCTGCGCTCGATGCGGACCTTCGTTTCCAGATGGGTATGGGTACGTCACCGGTCGAGCCCGCCTATAGTCCGGTTCGCGACCTTGCATGGGGCATGGATCCTGACGATGCGGTGCGGATGCAGGCTGTGCGTGATGCGTTCCGGTATGCGCAGATGCGCCATCATCTTCCGGTCTCGGATATTATCGCCGCGGCCGAAGCGTTTGAAATGTTCTACAAGTATGGCGGCGACGCTTGACCCATGGCTGGCGATCTCAGATCGATCGTCACCAAACACGCCGCTGAGCGCTTCGCAGAGGCCCGATACGGGGTTTCATTCGAAGCACTCAGCGGCTGGCTCACGATTGACGACCTGCAGGCCCAGATGTGCACACCTGACCTTCTGGTGAAGGTACGTTCCAAGGCCGCGCGCCATCACGAGAATGGCATCACCTTCATCATCAAGCACGGCGTCGTCATCACAGTACTCGATGGCAAGCGCCGCCGCCCGAGGAGGGTCCGGGGAAAAACCCGGTACGTCGAAACGCAAGGGCGCAAACGTGGGTGATGTAATCAGCTTTGAGCATGCGCCGGTTCTGGATCAGGCCGCGCTATCGAACGGATCAATGCGTCTGGTCGAAGGCCCGGTCAACTCGGGCAAGTCGGTCTGGTCGCTGTCGGAAGTCTTCGGCAAAGCCTGCACGATACCGCGCGGCAAGGACGGCATACGCAAGTCGAAGTTCCTGGTGGTTCGCGACACGTATCCGAACCTGAACTCATCCACGATCCCGACATGGAAGCAATGGTTCCCCGAAGAAGAATGGGGCCGCATCACTGGCTCCGAGCCGATGCAGGCCGTCTACAAATTCCTCGACGTGGAAATGACCGTCGTGTTCCGCGCCTTCGACTTCAACAACATCGAAAAGACCGTCAAGGATCTGAAGTCGACCGAGTGGACCGGCGCCTGGTGCAACGAAATGCAGTTCATGCCGCTGCCGATCGCGAAAGAGATCTATTCGCGGACAGGGCGATACCCGGCGCGCAAGGACTGCCCGGACTATGACCGGCGCAAATGGGTCGTCGGCGACATGAACGCGCCGGCAACGAACAATTTCTGGGGCTATCACATGCGGGGCAAGACACCCATGCCCCGCGACTGGACACCGGAACAGCGGTTCGAAATGGAAATGCCCGACGATTGGGAATTCTTCGAACAGCCAGCAGCCGTCCTAGAGATCCGCGACGATGCCGGCACGTTCCTGCGCTTCGATGTCAACCCGGAAGCGGAGAACCTTCCTCACATCGGCGAAGAATCCATCCGGCAGGAACTGTCAGGGCGTACCTACAACGACGTTCGGCGCGACCTCATGAACAAGGTGGTGCCCATCCGCAAGGGCTTCCCCCGATATACGCAGTTCCAGACCAATGTTCACATCGCTGACGGCCTGAAACCACATGAGAACCTACCGATCATCGCCGGGTATGACCCCGGCATTCAGGGCTGCATCCATCTGTTCCAGCAATGGGATGACCGCTGGATGGGCCTTCGTTCGATCCTGGCGCACGGCGACGGCGCCGAGCAGCTGGCGACGCGGGTGCTGTCGGAACTGAACACGTTCTTCCCGTTCTGGAAGGACACGGGCTGGGTGGGATGGGGAGACCCTTACGGCAACACGCGGTTTGGCGGCGGCACCAGCGCCACACGGGCCGAGGATACAGCGTTCGACATCTTCAAGGCCAAGGGCCTGCCGTTCAGGTCACCGAAGGCCCATGACAATCCCTCGCTGCGCCAGGCGGCAACGGTGAATCTCCTGAAGGGCAGGACCGACACCGGGGCGCCGCGGCTGATCCTCGATCGCATCCATTGCTCGCCGCTGATCCAGGCGCTTGACGGTGGTTGCACGATGAAGAACATCAAGTCGCCAGATGGCATGCGTGTCGAAGAAGTCGTCGACAAGAAGAATCCGCTCGCTGACGTCATGGAAGCGGCTGAATATGCCTTCTGGGGCGGCGGTGAGGCGACTGAGCTTGTGCGGCCTGCCGGCGCCGTCAAACCGAAACCAATCAATTACAACCGAAACGGGGGCGGCAGTGTCTGGCGCTCCAGAGCAAAAGGGAGATAGGCGATGACACCCGATATTTGTATCTACCACGGCAATTGCGCCGATGGCTTCACGGCAGCGTGGGCTGTCTGGAAACGGTTCGGCGATAGCGTCGAATACATTCCCGGCGTCTATGGCGAGAGCCCGCCAGACGTGACTGGCAAGAACGTCGTGATTGTGGACTTCAGTTATAAGCGGCCCGTGTTGCTGGAAATGACCAAGACCGCGCGCACCGTTCTGGTGCTGGACCACCACAAGACAGCGGAGGCTGATCTTGCGCAAGGCGGCGGTGAGCAGCGCTTCATGGCTATGGGTATATTTACCGGCCCGGTTCACTGGCAACGCTATCTTGACAATCTGGCGCAGGACGAAATGGAAAACGTCGGGTGTCTGGTTTACACCCTGTTCGACATGGAGCGATCTGGCGCGGGCATTGCGTGGGATTTCTTTCACCCGGACACGCGGCGCCCCAATCTGGTGAACTACGTCGAGGATCGCGATCTATGGCGGTTCAAGCTGGAGCAGTCACGCGAATGCAATGCGTTCATTTTTGCTCATGCCTATACCTTCGAAAACTGGGAGTTGATGGAACTTCTGCTGGAAACCAACCCATCAGCCGCGATGGATGGCGGCGCAGCCATCGAACTGAAACACCACAAGGACGTGGCCGAACTGGCCGCCAAGCTGCGCCGCGAAATGGTGATCGGTGGACAATGGGCGCCGGTGGCGAACTTGCCCTACACGCTGACCAGTGACGCCGGGCACCTGATGTGCGGCCCATACGCCTCGCCAAACCTTCAGGGCGAAATGGTCACTCCGCCCTTCGCCGCCTGCTATTGGGACACCCCTGAAGGCCGCGTCTTCTCGCTTCGCAGCGATGATAGCCAAGGCGGCGCAGACGTTTCCGAAATCGCAAAGTCCTACGGAGGCGGCGGGCACAAAAACGCCGCTGGCTTCACCATGCCGATTGGCTGGGAGGGCGATGCCTGATGGCCGACAACGATCAAATCAGTCTTTCCCAATCGTTCCAGCCTTCAATCTGGTACGTCGCCTTCCTCGATCGCGAGCGGGAAGACTGGTTTGATCTGCTGTCGCCAAGCTGGGCGCGGCACGTCATGGCCTTCGCCTACCTGAAGCCCCTCGATTGCTGGCTGTTCGTGGATCCGAAGCTGCACCGGCATGAAATATCCGTCGTGCCCGACCACCTGGTGCGACCAGTGCTTACCGAAATGTATATGCACGAGGTCAAGATCCTCCGCATCGACCAGCAATCCGGCAACCCGTACAACGCCAGGATCGGCAACTGGTGCACCCAGACCATTGCCCGTCTCGTCGGAGTTCGCAGCCGTGCGTTCCGGCCAATAGCCTTATACCGCGATCTTATACGCTCAGGAGCAGTCCCCGCTTACGAGGAATCTGATGAGCATCAAGACCAAAGCGCCGGAGATCCAGGAAGACCCGGCGACCAAGAAACTCCGCGAGCAGGCTGAGGCGCGGGCCGACGCCACGCGGTTCGGCGAAGCACAAGAATTCACCAGCGATGCAACACAGCGCGTCGTTCGCCGTTTCGGTGCACGTGCCGCAACGGCCGGCGCCAGCGGGACTGCGGCATTCAATCCATTCGCATTTGGTACGGGCGGTTCCGGCACGTCGTTCAGCGGATTCAACCCTCAAAATCTCGGCCTCCAGTCCGGAAATATCTCACCGCAAGTCTTCCGCAGAGCGTCATCTGGCGGCCTGCAAGGACTCGGCACTATGGTTCCGAGGTTCTAGCGCATGGCCGAATTTCACGACGCAAACACGCCCGAAGGCAAACTGCTGCAGCGCATTACCGCGGCCCGTTCTGACAGATCGACGGTGTCATCTGCGCTCAACAGGTTCTATGAGCTGGCCTTGCCATTCCGGGCCCCGATTTCCTCGACGGTCACGCGATCGACCCAGACGCGCCTCGAGGAACAGGAAGACATCTTCGACGATACGCTGCAGACGACGGTGCTCGACTTCGGTGCCGAAATGATGGACCGGTTTACGCCGCACTATAAGCCGTGGGCAGACCTGAAGCCGGTCAAACAGCTCGATTCCTCCCAGAAAAAGGCCGGTCTTGCGCTCATCAAGGAGCGGCAGGAACTGATCTATGCGGAGATCAAGCGTTCGGATTTCTATGAACAGTCCAGCCAGCCCTGGCTCGATGTGGCCGGCTCCAAGGGTGGCATCGTCATCCCATACGCCAAGTCGGGCGAGAAGATTCACTGCACACCGATTGTGATGTCTAGCCTGCTGGACGACATGGGGCCATTCGGCGATCTCGACATGCGAGCGCAGGAATTCATCACCAAGCGCAAGCACCTGAAGAACCTGTTCCCGAAGATCGATATGTCGAAAATCCTGCTGCAAATTCGCGGTGACGATGAAAGAGACGTGGTCGTCGTGCAGGGCAATTACCGCCTGTATGGCGGGAAAAACGACTGGATGTTCTTCGTCGTGATTGACGGGCGTGTCGCCCAGATGAAGGCCATGAAGGGCATGGGATCCTGCGCTGTTCAGGTTCTGCGCTGGTCGGACGCGCCGTTCTCGACATGGGGGCCGGGCGCCGCCATCCCGGCAATGCCATCGGCCAACACGCTGCAGGAACTCGGCTATCTATTCCTGAAGAATCTCGCCAAGCGAATTGACCCCCCGTTCTCATACCACGAGGACGGGCTGTTCAACCCAGAAGGCGGCGTTGACGCAGGTATGGCCCTGCCGCGCGACGGACAGTCGGGCGGTATCGAATGGCTGATCCCTGACCAGGATCTTGATGCAGCCATGTTCGAGCGCGAATTGCTGCGGATGAACGTCAAGAAGGCGATGTTCCAGGATAAGCCAGAGCAGGCTGGCCGCACACCGCCGACGGCAACGCAGTGGATTGATGAGCGGGCGCAGACAGATCGCCGCCTGCAGCTGGCCCGTCTTCGCGTCTACAAGGAATGGGTGCTGCCCATCCTCGAGCGCTTCAACTGGATCATGACAACACGCGGCGACCTGCCGCCGCTTGAACTCGACAGCGGCACACAGATCGAAGTCAGCTTCGAAAACCCGGTGACGAAATCGTCCGATGCGGAAGAAGTCTCGCGATCAATGAACCTCGCGCAATCTGCGGCCGGCGTATTCGGCGAGCAGTTCCTGGCGAACGTCGATGCGGTGGATACGATCACCAACTGGAAGGAAAAGCTGGGTGACGAGCTTCTGACCATGAAGGCATTCGATGACCAGTCCGAAGGCATGCAGGGCCTGCTGTCGAACATGAGAAATCTGAGCAAAGGAGGATAACCGTGGAAGGGCGCACAGTACGAAAATTCAAGGATCTCGTCGTCGGAAAAGACGAGGGGCCGCAGCTTTCGAAGGTGCATGCCGCCTTTCGATCAATCGCCACATTGCCAGCCGGAGCGGTAATTGAGGCGTGGCTGCTGAACATTCTGGCACAAGCCGATCCACTCGGAATTCCTGACGGTGCGTTCAGGGAAACGTCCGCCCGTCGTCGAATGGCACGAGAAATAGTGCACTTCATGGCCGAGGATCCCAATGTCGAACGAACTGGAACAGCCAACGCAAGACCCGACGGAGACGCCCCAAGTGGAGGCGGTCGCAAGCGACACCTCTCCAGCCCAGGACGAAAGCCAGGAGACACCGACTGAGGCAGTTGCTGAGGCAGCGCCCGTCGATGCACCCGAAGCTGAGGCTCCTGAGGCGGTAGAAACTGCCGAGACGGCCGAGCCGGATGGCTCCTATGCCTGCGCTGAAGCGCTCAGCTTCGTGCCGAACGTCAAGATCGTCTCCGATGTGAACGGCGGTCGCAAACTCGAATTTGGAGCCGCTGAATAATGGTTGACGACGTCACCCCCGCCACACCTGCCGCGGCAACGCCTGCTGCTGCAGCGACCCCTGTATCCGCCGTGGCCGCAGTTTCTGCCGCAGCTGCAGCGCCTGCGTCGATGGCTGATCCAGCCGCTGCCGCAGTTGCTGCTGAAGCTGCAGGAACGCCAGAGGCGGTCGCCGCTGAAGGCTGGGACGTCACGAAGCTGGGTGAAGGATACGTCAAGGACGGCAAGCCGGACTTCGATGCCATCACCGCCGCGCTGGGCAAGGTCCATGTGGACATGCCGGCGGAAGACGCCACCTATGACCTGTCATTCGGCGAAGGCTTCGACATCAAGGGCGAAGACGGCGAGATCGCCAAGATCGACCCGGCTGATCCTCGCGTTGCCGACATGACGACATGGGCCCGTGAAAATGGGATCGGCCAGAAAGCCGTGTCGGGCCTGATGGCCATCTACGGCAACATCATCAAGGACGCCCACGGGCAGAATTCGACCGGCGCTGCCGAGCGGATGGATGCCGAATGGGCGAAGCTGGACCCCGATAAGGGCAAGGCACAAGAGCGAGCCACCAAGGCCGCGAACGGAATCTACCAGGCGCTGGGTAAAGAAAATGCCGCCCTGTCGTCCCGGTTCATCGATGCGATGGCCGACGCCGACATGGTGAAGTTCACGGAAATTGTTCTCGACCGCATCGGCGGCGAGGGCGCGGCATCACCGACTGCGGCGGATCTGGGCACATCGAAAGTGCCAGACGCCAAAGTCTTCTTCGATCACCCCACGTCTCAGAAGCGGAGCTAAAACCTGATGGACGCGACTCGTAACCCTACCCTCGCCGATCTGAAAGCCCGCCTGGATGCCAATGGCAAACCTGCGCGCATCATCGAGATTCTGATGCGTGAAGATGGCATCCTCGAAGACATGCCGATGATCGAGTGCAACCAGAAAACGAAGCACGTCACCACGCTTCGCACCAAGCTGCCGACCCCGGTCGCCCGCCTGTTCAACCGCGGTACGCCGGCCACCAAGTCGGACGTTGGCACGATTGAAGAAGCGCCGATCATGCTCGAAGATTGGGCTGAAGCAGATGCCGACATGGTCGACAAGAACGGCGAAGGCTACCGGATGGGCGAGCATACCGCGCACATCCAGGGCTTCAACCAGGAAGTCGGCCGCATGGCCTTCTATGGCAACTCGAACCTCAATCCGTTCGATGAGTTCATGGGCCTCGCGCCTCGCTACAACTCGCTGACCGACGCCGAACTGAAGGATTATACCATCACGGGCGGCGCTACCAGCGGCAGCAACAACACCTCGATCTGGATGATCAATTGGGGTGAAGAAACCACGCATGCCATCTATCCGGCCGGCTCGCCTGCGGGCCTGAGCCACAAGGATCTTGGCAAGCGCGTCAAGACCTATGTCGACGGCTCCAGTGTTGAGCGGAACATCGAGGTCTATGACGACAAATATGCCTGGGACATCGGCTTCGTTGTCCGCGACTACCGCTCGATCGTTCGCATTCCGAACATCGACGTCACTGCCCTGAAGGCCGATCCGACCACCGGCGGCGCTGACATCTACGAGCTGATCAGCCGCGCTCAGGAACGCATTCAGGGCAACGGCCGCACTGTCATCTACGGTAACCGCAAGGTCCGTGAGTTCGCGCGTCTCCAGGCGCAGAACAAGAAGAACGTGCGGATCACCCCGAACGAAGTAACCGGCAAGCGGGTGATGGATGTCGACGGCATTCCGTTCCGTCTCGCCGACGCCCTGGTCAACAACGAGGCCACGGTCTCTTAAGGCCGTCAGCAAACAAAGGAAACGAACATGATTGGTGACGCGCTACTTCTTACTTTCGATGGTGCCGACGCAACAGCCGGTGCCCTGCACACGTCGACAAATATCCCGCTCCCGGCATACGATTTCGGGGTACAGGGTGCCGAGCACCTGGACGTTATGTTCCAGGCTCACTCGGTCCTTACCGCAGCAACTCGTGTTGAACTGATCTTCCAGACCTCTGCTGTGGCGAACTTCGCAACCGTCGACGTGGTCGGCTCGATCCTGTCGACCAATGCGAAGTATCGGACATCACCGTTCGAGCCGCTGTTCCTGCGCCTTAGCCGCCGGATGCTGGAGTTCAACCGCCTTATGGTGAACTTCGCGGTTCAGCCAACTGCCGGCACGTTCACCGCTGGTCTGGTTTCTGGTGTCAACACGCGCCGGAACTTCCCGAAGGGCTATTCGCACTAACAGGGGCATTCTGGGGATCATACAAGAGGGCTCGGCGTTGTTGCCGGGCCCTTTTTTTATTGGTGCGTACATTGCCGGATGGGCTGGATTTATCGTCGGCATTCCAAATAGGGAGTAAGCAAAATGGACAGTGATACGATTCAAGACGACCCAACAGTTGAAGTGCGACTGGTTGGCCCTGCCTATATCGGCGAGGAATATTTCGTAGCAGGCACAGAACTGCGTGTTCCGAAGTCGATGATGGACGCATGCACGGCGATGCGGCCGAAAGACGAGGACTTCGAGAAGCCGAAGATGCGCGACCTGTCATCGAAGGCGATGGCGACCCAGTCGCCGGCACGGATTGAGGTGGTTTCGCGCGTGAAGCCCGACCCGACCGAGAGGGCTCAGCCGCTCACGCTGCAGGCCGCGGGCAAGGCTCCGAAGCTGACCGGCCACGGCACGGGGAAGCCCAAGCCACCAGCGCCGGCGGTGCCAACAGCTGAAGAAGCGACGTTGGAGGAATGCCGCACGGCTGCATCCGGCGTTGATATGGCCGCTCTGCCAGCCGATTCGCTGACGCCGAAAGGCTACATGAAGAAGGCTGTTCTCGAACAATTGGTCGGTAAGCCGGTCTCAATGCCCGTCTTCCTTGACTTCATGAAACAAGACCCGGAGTAACGCTTCCTCCCGATTGCGCCGGATCTTGAGAGCCCCCCGTCGGAGCGCCCCGGCGGGGGGTTTGCTTTTGCGGTGCGTACATCTGACGCCTGTAACAGCGGCATCTTGTGGGCATGACCCTGTACGCCGCCCCCATTGAAGTGATGAATTCGATGATGCTGATGATCGGTGCAAAGCCGATCAATAGTATCCACGATCAGTCCAAAGAAAACATCGTTCTTCGCCAGCTCTATGAGCCATTGGTGCAGTCGGCGCTCTGTCGCCACGCCTGGACATGGGCCACGAAGACGACGGTGGTTCAGTCATCCTCGCAGTCAGTGGATGGCAACTATCTCTACCCGGTGCCGTCCGACTTCCTGAACGTGCGCTGGGTGCGCGCCGGCGGCACTGACATCCAGGTCGAGCACATGGAAGATGGGCACCTGAGCCTGCCGTTCCTGTCCGACCTCGAGCTTCACGGCAACTGGCGGGTGCCAGAGGCGCGGTGGCCGGCCGACTTCGCGGAAGCGATCGTTCTATCTGGGTATGGGATGCTGCTGCGGTCGCTGCTGAATGACTTCATCCAGGCTGATCGTGCTGACGATAAGGCCGAGAAGAAGCTGCGCTTTGCGATCGTGCGTGACCGTCGCCAGATCCGGGGCCGCGACATCAACCAGAATTCTGTGTTGTTGAACGCCTGGCGCGGGAGAAAAACTCGTGGCTCGGCGTAGAACCTTCTCGAATGACCTCACCGCCGGAGAAATCGGCCCGGAGTTCCTGCAGCGCACTGATGAGGAATTGCTCAACAAGAGCGCCCAGACGCTGGGGAACACGATTGTCCTGAACGCTGGCGGCGCGCGTCGGCGCCCAGGTGGCCGGCCCCGGGTGGCGACCAGTGGCGTGAAGCGCCGCCTCGAAGTGTTCGACCTGACCGACGATGACCTTCGCGAGGTTGTGATCTCGGCCGGCAAGCTGGAAATCTTCAATGGCGTGACGCTCGAGGATACGATTGTAGGGCCGTGGCTGGAAACCGACATCGACACTATCACGGTCGTCAACGGCGACA